ATCATGGGAAAGATGGATAAGAGCCTGACGAAGGCGATCGCACAAGCGACCAAAGATGTAAGCGATTTCAGCACGAATATTAGCAAAATTGGAAAAATCGGACTGGCTGCCATTACCACACTTGCTACGGGTACAGCGGCAACAATCGCAGACTGCACCAAAGAGGCGAAAAATTTCGAAGCCGAAATGGCGGATGTGGTCAAATATGTGAACGGCCTGGCGGATGCAAATGGAAATATAAGTGATTCTGTGGATCTGGATACGGGAAGGACGTATGCAGAAAATTACGACCTGATGAAAGAAAGCATCCTGGATCTGTCCATGCAGATACCAATGACGGAAGAGGAATTGACCCAACTGGCAGCGGCGGCAGGACAATCTGGAAAAGATATAAACGACATGATCCAGTACGACTCCGACGGGAATATTACAGGATTCCTTAAGGATGCAGCCATGATGGCAACGGCAATGGACATCGATGCAGCACAAGCAGGTGATTGGATGGCCAAGTGGGAACCGGCTCTCAACATGACACACGATCAGGTGATGGTACTGGCTGATCAGATCAATTATCTCGGGGCGAACAGTGCAACGACGGCCGCAGAGATCGCATCCGTTGTTAACGATACAGCCTCCTTAGGACAGGTCGCCGGTGTAGATGCATCTACAACAGCGGCACTGGCAGACGCAATGTTGGCCATGGGCGTTGACAGCAGCAAAGCATCCACATCCATCAAGCGTATGTACACAAATCTGTCCTTAGGAGAATCCGCAACGACAGCCATGAAGGATGCATGGTCCAAGCTGGGGACAACAGCGGAAGACGTAGCCAAAGGGTTGCAGGAGGACTCCGTAGGGACGCTGCAATCTATCTTCCAGGCGATCAAGGAATTACCGGAAGAAGAGCAGGTAGCAGAACTCAAAAACCTTTTTGGGAACTGGGCCATTGAGGGCTCCGCAAAGATCGTCGGAAACATTGATGCATACGAAGAAGCACTGGCTATGGTAATGGATCCGGAAAAATATTCCGGAAGTATGCTAAAAGAGTTCATCATCAAATCCAGTACGACCGAAGCCATTGATACCATGCTATCTAATTCCCTGCAAGCACTAAAAATAGATATGGGTGATGCTTTCCTCCCGGCGAAGAAGGCATTTTCCAGTGCTTTGATCGACATCATATACGGACTGCGAAAGAATGCACCGGAGCTGCAGGAAATAGCCACATCACTGGCAACAATGTTCGCAAGTGCCGTAGAGAAAGCGGGAAAAGCCCTGGAGTATGCATTGCCATACGTGAAGAGCATCCTGGGATATATGGCGGATAACGGAGACAAGGTGGTTGCCGTGATCGGTGGCATTACGGCGGCATTTGCAGGAATGACGGCGGCACCGGCAATTGAGTCCGTGGTAAAGACCGTACTGGGGTCATCCGGAAGCACAGCGACCGGAACCAAGGCATCCGGCATCATTGGCACCATAGAAAATACAAAAAATACCGTGGCAAGCGGAAAGAACACGCTTGGATTGTTGGGAAGCGGAATCCAGCAAGGAATCACAAGCAATGCATCCGGCAAGACAGGAATACTGGGAAAAATAAAGAGTGGTGCAGCAGGACTGCTCGTAACACAGTCAAATCTAAAGGGATTGACAAGTGGGACAGCAAACCAAAGGGCGCAGGCGAGCCAAAACGTAGCCAACACCATATCAAACCTTCAGAACAACGGAGGCCTGGGAGGATTAGTAAAATCAATGTTCGGCCAGACCAAGACCGGGCAATACGCAGGAAGCGTAAAAAATGCGATTGCCAATGTCGGGAATACCAGGGTTGGCAGCGGTATCGGAGCAACGATAGGAAATGCGAAAAACTTTGCCGGATCAGCAATTAGTAACACCCTTTTGAATGCAAAGGGAAAAATCGTCTATGCCAAACAGGTGGCAGGAAATACCGTCGGAAATATTGCCGGGATAGCAAAGACCGGGCTGGGAAATGCAGCAACAACCATAGCAAACAGCAAACCGGGGCAAGCGGTTGGGAATGCCATTACAACAGTGGTCAACAGCAAGCCGGTGCAAGTTGTGGGCGGCGCGGCAAAAACGGTAGGCGGAGCGATCTCAACGGTAGGCAATATGGCAAAAACCGGGCTGGGAAATGCCGGCAACATCCTAAAGACGGTACTACCGAGTGCAGGATACGCAGTGGCAGAATTTGGCAGTAGCTTACTTGGTACCGCATCAACTATCTTATCACCGATCGGCGGTATGTTCTCAACGGTTATGACCGGAGCACTACCTATCGTTGGTATCATTTCGTCCATTATTGCCGTCGTGAGCATATTGTACGGAAAAATGGACAGTGTGCGGGAAGTCGTCGGAAATGTATTCGGCGATACCGGCCTGGCAGTCTTTGATGCATTCAAAGGGAAGATAGACGAAACGGTCACTTTTGTATCGGGCATACTACATGGCGGGCTGGCGGATGTACTATCAGGAGTCCGAGAGAAATTAGTCGGGCTATTTGATGGGGATGCAGCAGGTCAGGCAGGAGCGACTTTTGATGCAGTGGTCATGGTGGTTCAATCCGTCCTGGGCGTGATCGGTCAGTTGGTAGACTTTGCCAACACAAACGTTAAGCCGATCATAGAAGAAATCTTCTCGTATCTGACCACTACGGTATTGCCGATCGTGCTGAATACCTTCCAGGCAGCGGCACCGGTCATTAGCAGCATCCTGACGAATGTAGGAACGGCGGTCATGACGGTGGCGAGCATCATTGCACAGGCAATCAAATTTGCATTGCCGATCATAGAATCGATCATTACCGTTGTGCTGACCGTGGGAAGCGTGGTCGTACCGGCACTATTGGCAGCCTTTGACAGCATATGGAGTGGCATTAACGCTGTACTGACGGATATCCAGACCATCTTTAACGGGCTGATCACATTCATTACCGGCGTATTTACAGGCAACTGGGAAAAGGCATGGGAAGGCGTGAAGGAAATATTCAGCGGAGCCTTTAGTGCTTTGGTGGATCTGTGCAAGGTGCCGATCAATGCCGTGATCGCATTGATCAACAAGGCAATCGAGGGGATCAATGGCCTGGGATTAACAATACCGGATTGGGTGCCGTTACTCGGAGGAAAGAGCTTTACCATCAATATACCAACCATCAAAGCACTGGCCAAGGGCGGCTTTACGGACGGCGTAAGCATCGCCGGTGAAGCAGGGACAGAGGCTGTTATTTCCTTTGACCCGACGGTACGGCAACAGAACATAGAGACATGGGCAACAGCCGGGAAGATGCTGGGGGTAGGAGATCTATACCAAACGAGCCAGACATACAGCACATCCAACGGATGGCAGGAAAACAACATAGAACAGTTGTTTGATCGGAGCAGACAGGTGCTGGCAGAGTTACCGAGCATACCAAACATTATGTCCAATCGCCAGACAAACCAACTGGAAGAGATCGAGGTAAACAATTACCAAAATGAGAGCAGCGGGCAAAGCGGAAGCATTGTATTCGCGCCGAACATCACTATCCAGGGGAATGCAGATCAAAGCACGGTCGATTATATGATCGATGAGATGGAAAGTGCATTCGAGCGGTGGTATGAGCAGAAGCGGAAGCTGGAGATGCGAACGGCATATTAGGAGGAGCACAATGGATACCTATACGACAAAAAGCGGCGATATGTGGGATAACATTGCGAAAGAAGTATATGGGAGCGAGTACGATGCGGATGTTCTGATGCAGGCGAACCCGCTCCACATTGGAACGTTTATTTTCAGTGCGGGAACCGTGCTGAACGTGCCGGACATCCAGGAAAGCAATGATGGAACCCTACCGCCATGGAAGTTTGAGGCGATGACATGATATACACAAGACGAGCATCCGTAGATGCAAATTATAACAACGGGAGCTTAAGTGATGCAGCAGGAACGGGAATTGAGAGCATGACCTACATTGACAGTGCCAGCGATAATTCCGACAGTATCAGCATCACGCTTAACGCCCAGGACAGCAAATGGATCAGTGGATGGATGCCGGAAAAGGGAGCGACCATTACCCCGTCCATCATAGGGCAGTACTGGGATGAGAATGGACAAGGATACCATAGGATAGCCTGCGGGCTATTCGTGCTGGACGATATCTCCTACGCAGACCGACCAAGCACTTTAAGCCTGGGCGGCGTGGCAAAGCCGAGTGATGAGAATTTCTCAGAGCAGGAGAGAGAATATGTCTGGAAGAATACATCCATTAAGCGTATCGGTCAGACCATAGCAGATCGATATGGCCTGGTCCTGAATTACGATGCAGACGACCACGAGATCGAATGCGACGAGCAGGATGATACGGACAGCAGCTATTACAATACGCTGTGCAAAAATTACGGTCTGATCCTAAAGATATATGCAAAGAGGATGTGGGTCTATGACCGGGAGAAATATAAAGAAAAGATATCCGTCAAGACATTTACACCGAAGGATATCAAGCCGGGGTCGCTGAATTATTCCACAACGCTGTCGGGGACATATACCGGAGGATATTTCTCCTACACGGATGCGGACAAAGATATTGACATCATATGTTCCGTCGGCGGTGGGAATCGCACCAAGAATGTGAATCGGAGAGCAACGAGCGTACTGGATGCCAGTGTACAGCTATGTGCAGATATAAATAATGCCAACCACGGAAAAACGACGGTCAAATTTTCGACCGACGGTGAATGGACTGTATGTTCCGGGCATGTGATCACGCTGGATGGATACGGGACAGCACTGAACCGGAGATATTTTGTAGATAAAGTTACGCATAAGGTCGCAAAAGGCGGCGGCATGACATCAGAGATTGAGGCCAGTGCCATTGAAACGCCGTTCCACTACTGGGATGTGGGAGGGAGCATACAGGTGCACGAAAATACATCCGCCAGCACAGAAACTTATAGCAGTGCCTACGAGAATGCGGCAAGTTCGGCAGCAGGAGCAACTGCAGGGGCAGCCGTTACACTGACGAACGCACCGTTCTATGTATCTTCTACAGCATCTCAGCCAGCAACTCACAAGAGTGGGACGTTCTACTTCTACGATGGCATATTGGTGGCAGGACGGTATCGGATCACAAATACAGCAGATCGATGCGGAAAGCTGCCGGTTGGGCAGAACGTGACCGGATGGGTGCCAGCATCCGACTGCGGAGGATGAGAACATGAGCAGTAACAGCACAGTAAGAACGGGGCGGGTCAGCTCCATTGATTACAAGAGAGGTACCTACGAGGTGACCTATACAGACCGAGGGCAGAGCGTAACAAAGCAAGTCAACGGGATATCCAATGGAGAGTACAAAATGCCGAAGATCGGGCAGGTCGTGTCCGTGAACCACAACTCCAACGGGACAGCTCAGGCGGTGTCCACAGGAAGCGTCTGGAACAATACAAACACACCGGCGGAAGGATACGCAGGGCTATATCGCAAGGAGTATGGCGATAACGCAGGTGACGCCTACGAGAAATACGATGCCAACACGGGATTATACCGGCAATATACCAAAAGTGGCACCGGAAGGAACACCAACGGGAGCATTTTTGACGAGGCGAAAGGTAGTGCGACCTTTATGGGAGCGGGAGCTGTGCAGGTAACGTCGTCGGGATCCAGTGCATCCATGCAAGCTAAGACTAACGCCTCGGTCACGGCAGGCCAATCCGTAAGCATTGACGCAGGAACAACAGCCAGCATCGAAGCAAAAACAGAGCTGGGATTATCCAGTGATGGAAAACTCAGCATCGAGATTAGCGGAAAGACCACGGAAACCTACAATGGTGATATTACCAAGAAAGTCAAGGCGGATACCAAGAACACCTATACCGGTGATATCAAGGATACCGTAGAAGGGGACGTGAAGAAAGAGGTCACGGGGGACACGACCGTCATTCTGACCGGAAAGGCAACGATCAATGTAACCGGAAGCACAACACTGAACATCAATGGGTGCAATATCACGATATCGGAAGCGGGAGACGTGAGCATCACGAGCCCGACAAAGATAGATATGAGTGCACCACAGATCAATGTAAAGGGCGATTCGGGAGACGTGAAGATTGACGGCATCAGCCTGAAAGAGCACAAGCATGGCGGCGGACCGGAGCCGGATAGGTAAGGAGGGGATCACAATATGGCGGTAGGTGCATTTATGGGGCAGACTTTCACGGTCAGCCGGAAAAAGATCTATACACCAGAGAGCATATCCGGAAGTGCCGGAGCAGACTGGACGACCCACGAAAGGGCAGGACAGAAGGCAAGGAGCCAATATATCGGACCGAAGCTGAGGATATACGATGTGAGCATACTACTACGGGCACAAGACGGTGTCAATCCACGAGAGATCAAGGATTACTTTATTGCAAAGACAGAGGCAGGGGCGGCGGATTATTTTATCATCGGTGGAAAGCCTTTATCATCCAACCGGTTCGTCATAACGGATATCTCAGAAGAATGGGATACAGTGATTGCGGGTGTACTGGCAGAGTGCAGCCTTAAGCTGTCATTGCAAGAATACCTATAAGGGAGGTGCAGCAGGTGGAAGGAACAAACGAGACGATCATTGAGATCGCCGCCGGAG